AACTATGCCTTTCCCTACTACTGGCTCCAATACTGAGCTACAAGCTGTTAATCAGATCCTGGCGTCAGTTGGTCAGGCTCCTGTTACTACGTTGACAACTGAAGAAACTCTTGTAATTAATGAGGTAGCTAGATTCACTGGTTCTATCTCTGGCACAACTTTGACAACCACAACTGCTAACATTCCTGTCGGTACCTATATTGGTGGTACAGGTGTTGCCAGTGGAACGTCAGTTGCAACTGCTGGTGTAGAGCAAGCTACTGACCCTGTAACGTATCAGTATACTGTGAACATCTCACAGACTGTTAGTGAACGGGCTATGACTCAATCTATTGTTACAAGTAGAGTTGAAACCCCAACCAACCCGGACGTTGCGATTGCACTCAACACCCTTCGAGAAGTGTCACGCGAAGTACAATCAGAGGGATGGACTTTCAATAAAGAATACGATTACCCTATCACTCCTAATAATAACAACGAGATTCAGATTCCCAATAATGTTCTTCAAATGGATCTGAATAAAACTTATACTCAAAACTTGAATCGAGATAGTGTTAATAGAGGAGGTAAACTTTATGATAGAACTGCTCACTCCTATACTTGGGATGATGAGACAGTCTATGTAGATATTACATGGGAATTAGATTGGGGTAGTATTCCTGAACCTATTCAAGCTTTTATTGTTGCACGTGCTGCCAGTGTTGTCTCTAGTCGAATCATTGGAGATCCTAACCAATATCAAATGCTACAACAAAAAGAAGCATTTACTCGTGCTATGGCACTTGAATATGAAACTGAACAAGGAGACTATTCCTTCTTTGGTAGTCCTAAAGGACATAATTACTATCAAAGTTACCAACCTTATCACACACTGTATCGATAATGCCTGCAGTAACACAGCTTATCCCCAATTTTCTTGGGGGTGTTTCTAGACAAAATGATGACAAAAAGCTAGAAGGTCAACTAACTGAGTGTATCAATGGTTATCCAGATCCTACATATGGGATGTTGAAGAGACCAGGTATGCAGTTTAAAAATGTACTGAAAAAGGTAGACGGTACTGCATTTACTGAAGCCGAATTAGAAGATGCATCCTGGTTCTTTATTGAACGTGATGCAGATGGTTCGTATGTTGGAGCTATCAAAGGGACAAACATTTACATCTGGACAGCATCCGATGGAACTTGGTGTACAGTTACTAATTCAGGTACTAGCTATTTGAGTGGATCCAACTACCATTTTCGTAGTATTCAGGATACCACTATTGTTACGAACCGCTCTGTGGTTACAGCAATGTCTGGAGCTGGTACCACTACCAGCAATTCAGTAGCGGTTCTAAAGCTTACCAATCTTTTGGAAGCTTATAACTATACTGTTGTCCTTCAAGGGCAAACTATATCAATTACATCCCAAAATGCAGCAACATATGATGACATGTTGCTTTATGATCCTGCTGATATTAACACTAACCATCACCTTATAGATGCTATTAGAGATAGGATTCTAACACGTCAAGCCGCTTCAGATGCTGCCTTTGCAGGTACATGGTGCTTAGAAGGTTACACTGATAGTCTAGTGATTAAGAGGTTTACAGGTACTAATCAGGTTCTCATGAATTATGAGAATACAAATGGTACTTTTACAGGAACCCCTTCTTCGTTCACAATCTCAGCCAAAGGTGGTCTTGATAATACCTCCCTTAATGCTGCTCAAGACGAGGTAGTTAACGTAGCAGACCTGCCTGTTGAATCTTTCCATAATCATCGAATCCGTATTCTTAATTCAGATTCTGCTGAGGATGATTACTACGTTAAATACACTGCATATAATGGTCAAAGTGGTAGGGGTTATTGGTCTGAAACTGTATCCGTTACAGCTTCACCGGGATTTAACGCTGCTACTATGCCACACCAACTGGCGAACACAGGTCCTACATCTTTTACCTTTGGACCTATTACGTGGAAAGCACGTGAAGCAGGTGATGATGTAACTAGTCCTATCCCTTCATTTATTGGTTATCCAATTACTTCTACATTTTTTTATAATAACAGGTTAGGTGTTCTATCACAAGATAACATTATCTTTAGTGTAGCTAACGATCCTTATAACTTCTTTGTTAAGTCTGCTTTAACTCAGATTGCTTCTGATCCTATTGACCTAAACGTTGCTAGTATCAGACCTGTTACACTATCAGATGTTCTCCCGTCTCCACAAGGCTTGGTAGTTTTTAGTGAGCGTCAGCAGTTTCAAGTGTTTACTACTGATGGTAGTACTCTGACTCCTACTACTTCTGTTGTAAGAGCGATCTCAAACTATGAGATGAACACTGCTGTTCCTCCTGTGGATGTTGGTACAACCATGGCATTCATTAGTAAGGTGGCTGGTTACAGTAAACTATTTACCTTACAACTAAGAGATATTGAACAGAATCCAACTGTTGTTGATATTAGTAAAGTTGTTCTAGAGTGGATTCCTGATACGATTGATGATCTAACAGTAAGTCCCCAGAACTCTGTCATCATGCTGATTGATCATGATTCCCCTTATTTGTATCTTTTCCGTTATTATAATAATGGGGAGCAGAATCTTTTCCAAGCTTGGACTAAATGGCAACTACCTGGTGCTGTTCAAACAGCTAAGATTATCAACGATGCTGTGTATATCATTTCTCAACATGAAGATGAATACACATTGAATACTATCACACTTGATGAGATCCCCACAGGAGACGTTGTAGCAAGCTCTAACTCCTTCTCTGGTAATCCGTGCCTAGACATGGCTACAAGGCCCGTAGAGCCCGCTGTAGGGGTCAATGCGGTGGTGTATGATGTAGCTAATGACGTTACTAAGATCTACGTTCCTTACACACCAATTCAACAACGGGAAGCGGCTATGCTGCTTACCATTCCAGAAGCAGATGTTGATACCAGTAGTGAGATTGATGCAGATGCTGGCTATTGGTCCGTAGCTTATGAACGGACTGAGACCGGAACTGGGTATCGCTATTTTGAAGTAAAAGGTAACTTCTCTGAATATGAGGATGGTATTGTAGTTGGCTATCTTTATGATTTAGAAGCTGTTTTACCTAAATTCTATTACAGACGAAACGAAACAACTACAGATTTTTCAGCAACCCTTACTATTTCAAGAGTTAAATTCTCGGTAGGACGAACAGGTGCTGTTAAATTTAAAGTAAGAGCTACAGGATCAAATGAATGGATAGATATTCAACCTGTTGCTAATGCTGATTATTATTCAAGTGATAGTAACCCTGTCCAACCTGAACAGCAATTTGTTGTTCCAATCCATCAACGTAATAAAAATTTTGAACTTAAAGTGACAAGTAATTTTCCATACCCTGTATCGTTGGTGTCGATGATGTGGGAGGGTACCTATTCACCACGATTCTATAGGAGGGCTTAGGAATGGACCCAGCAACTATTTTTGCAGGTATCGGTGCTATTTCCTCTGTTGTTGGCGGTATCTTTGGTGCCAGTGAAGCGTCTTCAGCTAACGAGCAAGCTCAACAAAACTATCAAGATCAGAAACGTTTAGCTCAGCAGATTGCTGATAAAACAAACGAGTACAATAAACGTGCTTTTAAAGTTGATCAGGAGAACTACTGGAATCAATATGCTTATCAATGGGGTTCTGCAGTTCAAGCATGGCAGCGTCAGAACGAGATTGACGATTACCAGTATGTTCAAAACCTAAAAGCATATCAACGAGATCTTAAAATCCTTACCGATCAAATTGATTTTAATGATCTTGCCGCTAATCAAGCTTATAAAGCTGAAGACGCTGCTTTGACTGGTTTGTTCAGCCAACAGATGTTTGAACGTGAAGATCAAATTGCCTCACTTAAAAAGACTTTGTATGAGGGTGAGATCAATCGGTATGCCACTCAAGCAGAGTTTGATGCAGTTATTGAAAAAGAAAAGATTGGTAAACTTTCTATTCGAGAAACGCTTAGAGAATCCGTCCGTGAAGCTACCTTTCAAAAAGAAAGTGCAATGGTCGATTCCTTGCGTAAACAAGGTCAAGCTGCTTTAGGTCAAGCTGGAAAGTCTAGAGGACGTGCTCAGCAAACAACTTTGGCTGAGTTTTATCGTGGTATGTCTCAGTTGGAATCTTCATTGTCTGGTAAGACGAGGCAAGCTGCTCTTCAAGTACTTGAACTTGAATCTCAAAGTAAGCTGGCTGAAAAACAAATTTCTGTTCAACGTACTCGTTCTGAAGTTGCAATGGCTAATGCTGTACGTGATACTGAGTTTAACATGCGGGTACTTGATGCTGATATAGCAAGTGCGGTAGCGCAATCCATGAATAACCGTAGGGATATTGCTTTGCGTCAATACGGTGCTAATCTCAGTGCTGTTTCACAAACTATGATTCGACCTGAACGTCTTGCTTATTCACCTGCCCCCATTAAACCACCTGAGCGTATCTTTATTGAACCTATGGAAGCTATTCCTGGGGCTGTAGCAGCTCCTGTTCAACAGAGTGTTTGGGGTCCAATTGTATCTAGTATTGCAGGTGCCGCTGGGTCTTTGAAAGGAGTTGATTGGGGTAAGTAATTATGGCACGTCTAAAACATCAACCTTCTTCACCTCAAGGTGGTTTCAGACCTATTCAATTGAGTAGGCAAGAAATCAGCCGGATGCAAGAAGAAAGCAATCGTCGGATTGCTAATATGGAACGTAACCGTCAAGCTGAAATGCAGCAGAATCGGGACGTTCTTCAAACAATGAAAGAGGACGCTGCTTATGCTGATCAAGCAGAGCAACGTAATTTTGCGATTCAACAGCAGAATCTTCAAGCTAATCTTATTCAACAGCAATTAAACGCTAAAACTCAACAGACTCAAGCTGACATTAAACAGCAAGAGATTGGTCAAATCTTTGGTGGATTAGCTAGTTTCAGTAAAACCGCTGCACAGATTGTAGCCGAGCGGGAACTTGCTGAAGAGAAAAGAAAAGAAGATCTGGACCGTATGCAAGTTGCTACAGGTACAGATGATCCTACAAAACGAGCCCTTTTTCTTGATGCAGAGGGTGGACTAATTGGTCCACTTGATGAAACTTACAAGCAAGAACTAAGAGTACAAGAAGCTAACAACGGTGACCCGAACGCTATTGCACGGGGACGGGAAGCTAATCCTGCTCAAACTTACATTAAGAATACCAGTAGTGCTAACTGGATGTTGGAAAACCAGTATCCTGCTGTACTAGATTCTGTTTTAAACAGTAACCTACAAATTAAGTTTAATGATCAAATCTTTAACATGTCTGCAGCCCGGTCTAATCCCCGGCTGATGCAGGCGGTTGGGCAGGCTGTTCTTAATGAATTTGTTGAAAAGAAAAAGTTAACATTAAATCCAAGAGCTGTCAGAACTGGTTTACAAGCTGCTGTTAATTACCAGAATAATTTGGTAAGAGCAGCAAGTCAGGCTGAAATCAAAGAAAGTTATAGTCGGCAGTATGAATCAACTACTGCAAGTATTATTAATAATCCAGCTCAATTTGATCAACTTATTGGACCAGCTTTTACAACTCTAAGAGATATACCTTATATTGGAAATTC